TTTGTATTGATTCTTGTATATTTTCTTTAATATCCAATTTGCTAGTCATAGGTAATTCTATTATTCGTTGTAAATTTTTTCGGGTGAATATATCTTTGTAATATATTGGTTTTAGGTTTGAATTTGATTTTTGAAAACGATATTCTATTTCATTATTATCATATAAAGGAACATGATAAATTACTTTTATGTATTGTAATTTACTATCAGTTACTATTTTTAGGATACTACGTTCAATCTTTTCTTGAATTAACTCAATCATATTATCTTTTTCATATTCATAGTTAATTATTTGTGATAATTTAGTCTTATTCGAACATATATTTGGATATGATTTTTTAAAATATTCGAAGAAATACGGTACTATTATATAATTAAATTCATACTCTTCGGAGTTTTCAATATAATTCTCAAAACTTAATTTATATATCTCTTCTAATAATTTATTTCTATAACTATTATCTTCTCCGGTTATTTTATCCTTTTTATTTATAATTCTATATTTACCAGAATCTTCTTTAATTATATATTTACTATATTCACTATGTAATTTTTTTAAATAATTATTCATTTGAATGTTATCTAACAAATCATATAAGGATGATATTGGTTTTATAATTACTTCTACGCTTTTTTTTAATTCAAAAGTCATACTATATTATCATATTAAATAAAATTTTCTTTAAACAGACTATTTTCTATGATAGAATCTTTATTTTTTTTTTGAGAGTGAGCCTTCTTAAGAATGCTAATAGAATCATTTATATCTTTTTGAGTTATATTACCGGATAAATCTTCTACTTTACAGTTGGAAGGTATAATACAATACTTACTTTGGTCATTTAATAAATAATCAGCTAAAATTAAGAATAGTATAGTTAATACGATTGAAATGAATATGTCTCTTGTCCCCATCCATATGATAGCAAATAATAATAATTGTTTTCCAAATACATATTTTACATAATATTCTTGAGATTTACTTAATTCTAATGTAGCATATCTAGAACATATATTCATTATTAATATTATGACACCCGCGAATATTTTGTTATTATTTAGTGAATCGTAATAATCCATAAAAGAATATTTTTTTTTACCCATATTATATTTAATTATAAAAAAAATATATCCCCTTTAATTAAGTATGGCTTTTGCTTTTAATGCGGCGTTAATAAAAACGGAAGAAGATAATATCAATGAAAAACCAAAAGTAAATAAGGATAACTTAATAAATTTATTTAAACCTACAATTGATAAAACAAAAGATAGTCCAAGTGAAATAGCTAATATACACGCAAATTTAAAAGAAGAAAATGAAGAAGAACTAGCACAGTTTTATCAAAAAGAGGTTACACCAGTTGTTTTAAAAACGTCATTTCAGCCCACAGATGAAACGCCTCAATATAATCCTTTATTAGTTAAAATGAACCATATTTTAGAATTGTTAGAAGAGCAAAAAGAAATTAAAACAAATCAAAAGAATGAAGAAATTATATTATATTGTTTTCTTGGTTTATTTATAATATATATTATTGATTCATTTGTAAGTATCGGTAAATATAGTCGTTAAGACGATTTAGAAAAAATAGCCATATTAAATATACCATTATTGTATTCTTTTACATATTTAAATCCTCTTAAACTTGCTTCATATATCAAATTATCTAATTGTATACTTTGATAGTTCCATATATTTTTTCGCTTTATAGAATCATCTTTATTATATATATTTTCAGTTATTATTGAGTATCCGGGTTTATTTTCAACGTCTATTGTAAATTTGTAATTATATTGAAATTTATAGGACGGTTCATGATTTACTATTTTAGATATATTATTGAATGGGTTCATAAAACTTATAAATAAATAACCTTTATGAATTAACCAATTATAACATATACTTAAAAAATATCCTATATCTAATTTCGTATGAATACTAAATAAAGGGCAAATAATATGTGTCTTATGTTTAAATACATACGGGTCATATGATACATGTTTAAAATTTAGTTCAGGGTATTTGTTTTTACAACATTCTATCATATAACTAGATGTTTCTAAACCAATAATTTTAGTTAATTTTGAAAGTAATTGAACTAGATTACCTGTTCTACTATCTATACATAAAACATCGCTATCTTTATTCAAATAAGGTATAATATATTCACTTTCTTTTCTATGAATATCTATAGTATTATATAAATTATCATATATCTTACAATAAAAAGAATCTAATATATCTTTATCTGTTCTTACAAATGATTTATCTTCTAATAAAGTAAATCCTTCATAACGGTTTAAAATAAAATATAAATAGAGTAGTGTTAATATTATCAATATTTCTATCATTTGTTATATTGTGTTATTTTTTTTTTATTACATTTATAAGAATGGATAAATGTAATATTATAGATAATCGAAAATCATTTACACGATTGTCTTTTTCAAATCATAAAAAAAATAAGGTTATTGAGGAACTAATTTCATGTATATTTTATAAAAAAAGAGATGATGCTCTACATTGGACGGCTGAAATGATATGTAGTACATACATATTAGATTTATGGAAAATTTATATTATATTTTATTGTAAATATATACATATTCATAACATAAAAATTGCTATTTATTTATTGAAAAAATTAGAAGATTTTAAAATAATAAATAAATCTATTAAAAATGATAAAGATATAAAAAATAATGATAATATTCGTAATATATTTTTTACAATTACTATAATTTTATGCGAATCTAAAAATGAAAATACATTATCTACAATACCATTTGTATTTAGTTTAGAACATATGTACGATAATCTAAAGGCAAATAATGTTGAATATATAAAACCATTCTTTAAAGACGGTGACCCTAAAGAATATTATATACCTTTAAACGAGTTTGTTTATCACATTGATAAAACTAAAGATCAAACTACTATATTTTACTGGATTGATTGGTTAATTGAATATGATATTTATTTAATCAAAAAGAAAAAACCAATTTATATACAATATAGAAATTTAGTAGATTTTAAAGACGAAAAAAAAAATAAAAATATTATTTGGTTATTATGGGATATAATTATTCATTTTTCTAAACAACATAATGATTTAGTAAAAAAAACTATTTTATCTTTATTTCAACTATTTCAAATAAAATATAAATTAACTAACAATAAAACATATAAATCTTTATTGTATGTATCTATTAATTTAATACTTTCTTCTAATATCAATACAAATGTTAAATTAATTGAAAATACTAGTTTATTCAAAAACTTATATGATAATACTCAAATTATATTTGAGGAAATAAAAAAAAAAGAAGTTTGGATTGAAGAAGTGAAAACTGAAAAACAAAAACTTTATGATTCTGTATATAAAATATAATAAATATATTAAATGGTACTCAAAGAAAAATATCAAGAAATGTATGGAGAAGGCCAAAACTTTTCAGATAATGTTAACAAGAATGTATATAATCATAGAAATATGATAAATGATTATACAAATAATGATTTTGATAATACTAATTCGAATAATGGAAATTTGAATAATGGAAATTTTAATAATGGAAATTTTAATAATGGAAATCCGAATAATGGAAATCCGAATAATGGAAATTTTAGTAGTAACTTGAATATAAACAAACAATTACCCGAACAAACTTCCTATTTGTTTAATTTATTTATAGTATTTATTTTAGCATCAATTATTGGCTCTATTATATATTTTAAAGATACTATTATAAATTATTATAATGAAATAACTAAACAAAAACCTACCGTTAATAATGAACTTAAACAACTTAATAAAAGCATAAAAGAAGAAAAACAAAAAAGAGAAAAAAAACAAAAAGAAACTGAACGTGAAAGTAAAATAGATAAAGGCGGAATAAATCAATTAACAAATAAGATTAATTATAAAAGTAATCAAATAGCAAAAGAAGACGGATTTTGTTATATTGGATATGATAAGGGTATGCGGAATTGTGGTGAAATTTATGAAAGTCAAATATGTATGAGTGGTGAAATATTTCCATCTTTAGAAATGTGTATGTTTCCTAAATTAAGAGAATAATTATAATTTATCTTCAAATGGAACATTCTTATCATATATAATTGAATTACATGAACCTGATGTTTTTTCACAATTTAATATAGTCTGTGTGTCTCTTAATTGTTTTAATTGAGCTTGACTTATTTTATTTGAATTATTCTGTCCAATTGTTTTTCGGTATAATTCATGTTTCGTAAGAGTATTGGATTTATACTTTAATATTTCAGCTTTTCTACGCATTTTTCGGTCTTCATAAGTTATGCTTGTAAAATCTATATTACGACCAGTTGTTCTACCGATTCTTGTTCTATAAAATACATCATCATATATATTTAATCCTTCCCTATTCTTGTACTCTCGTAATGTTGATAAAGCAACATATTCAGGATTTCCTTCGGGAAATTCATCCGTCAATGAATCACTAATATCTACATTATGCCAACGAATCGTAGATATATCTTCTATATATACAGTTCTTGATAAAGTAACTAATGATATATCAGCTAAAGATATACTAAGATAAGACATTATATTAACTATTTATTTATTAGTAACAATTGTATCCCCTTCAAATAATTCTTTACGAATCTCTTCTAGAGAAGCATTTACCCCTAATGTCTTCTCTTGTGTATTCATATTTTCAATTGAAACTAATTCACCCTTTTCATTTATACTTTGAGTTAATTTATTATCGTATTCTTTTGCTTTTTTCATATTATCCTCAATGGCATTTACTTTAGACTCTTTAACTCTTGTCTCAAAATTTAATTTAGCTTTATCCTCATTTATTTTTTTCTCGTGCATTAATTCATTTAGCTCCTTTTCTAGATATTGAACGTTTCCAGTTTTATAAGCTTCTGGGTGATAAGGTAACCATGTACCTATAGGTCCAACATATACATCATGATTCGGATCACTTTCTCTTAACATCTTACATCTAAGTTCAGCTTCTTCTTGTGTTGGAAATACACCTCTAACTTTCAATCCACGAACACTTGTTTGAAATGAATGTTCTTTAGAAAATTGTTTATCTAATAATTCTTCATGTTTATCAATAAAATTTTTGTAATCGTCTGTAACATCATTTTTTAATTTATCTTTAAATGTATCTATAAAAGATTCATATTCTTTCATTAATTCCTCACTCGAAATATTATATTTATAGGAGACAAAATTAATAAACTCATTAAACTTTGTCATAGATTTATTGGTATCATATTGAGAAACAAATTGTTCAAAATAAAATATATCCTTTTTTTTTATTAAGTATTCAGGTGAAACGAAAGATAAACAAACAAACTTTTGTTGAGCGATAGGTCTATCTTCATCTAATAAATCTATATTATTCATTATACTTAATTATATTCTCTATTTATATATTTTTTTCTATTTATTAATTATATAATGTTAAATGTAAAAGAATTAATCAAACGTGTTGTAAAATATCTAGTTGAAGGTTTAATGGTTTCTATTGCTGCGTATGCTATACCTAAACAAAGTTTAAAAGTAGATGAAATTATACTAATTGCTCTTGTTGCTGCTGCTACATTTAGCGTTTTAGATACTTATATACCGACTATGGGTACAAATGCTAGAACAGGTGCAGGGTTTGGTATAGGAGCAAATCTTGTTGGATTTCCAGGTGGACTATAATAATTTTAACATAGATTCTATATAAGGTTTTGTATCAAATAAATCATTTGTCGTAATATTATTTGACGAATATCGTATGGGTATAGGCCAATGCGTACTTGTAATCTTATTATCGAACGCATATTTACGACGAATAATATTTTCAGGTGTATTATATGATCTAGGCATATAACATACGTATTGAACGAATCTTTCTTCATCATTTATTTCACCGCATTGATTTTGATGAAATAATCTAGAATCCCATAAAACAAGCGAACCTTTTTCAACTTCTACAATTGTTTTAGTGTTTTCTTTTAGAAACTCTTCATGAATTATATGAAAATTTTTATCACTATTTAGATTATATTGTTTGACATAAGAATCATATAATAAATGACTACCTTTGTATACAACTAATGTTTTTTTACTATTACTTGTAAGAGAAACAAAACCTTGATAACACATAAAATCTGTATGTTTAGGAGACTGGTCTACATGAGTCCAGTAATGATTATAATTATGACTTTTACTCATATAACAACATCCATCAAATGAACATATTAAGTCATTCGTTTTCCATAAATCATTAAATACATTTATAACACTAGGTCTTGTTCTTATATACCACGCGTGTTCTTGATGACCTACTTGTTTATCCTTTATAATACATGTAGGTCCAATATTTGACTTATACCAATCCTTGAATAGTTTATTAGATATTTCTAGTTCTTCGTCATTCAATATATTAGGTATAACTACATATCCATTTTGTTTTAATTGGACTTCCATATAATATTATAGACCATATGTTTATATAACATATCTACAAAGTAGGTATAAATTCCCAGTCTAATTCAATACATATATTTTTCCATATTTCGTCTTGTTCTACTTTTTTTTGTTCCTTTAACATTGGAAAATGTATTAGATAAGATAGCTCACCTAATAATTCACATAATTTATATAATGTATAATAGTAATTCAAAAAATTCACTCTATCATTTGGACAATATTTAGAATAAGGTATTTGTATATCCATAAATAAATTACATAAAGTATCTTCTAGTTTAGGACTCATTACAGGGGGTTTTATACCAAGACGGTCTTTTATAAAAGGTATATGTTCATAATATTTATTATATCCTAATTTCTTTAGGATTTCTTTTGTTTTTTTATTTGTTAATTCTATTATATCAATACGTTCTTTTTTTACCTGAGACTCTATTTGTTTTATAATATCTGGAGGAATATCAGTAGATTCTTTGGCTTGAAACTGTGACAATATCTCGCGAAAATGATTTATCCTTTTATAGGCATAAAAGGATATCTCTTTAGGAGGATCTTTGTAGGAAGGTTTATCGTTATCCACAAAAAATATTTCATTATTGAAACAGTTATTACATAATAAAATACCTTCTACCATTAACTTAATCATTTCACCTTTATTACATTTATTACAAACATTGTTATCATACATAAAATCATTTATATTTATATTTACAAAATTATTTTTTTTTATATAATTTTGTATACTTTTATTTAGAGAATTTACACTATTATCTTCTTCTCTATTAAAAAAACGTTGAATCACTTTTTTAGGATTTTTATTTTTTTCAATTTGTTGTTTACATTCAAAATAATTAAATAAATCATTTGAATTATTTAAAAAATAGTTCTTTTTTTTATTCCTTAATTGTTTCAATTTTTTTAATTCTAATTGATGTTTTTCTTCATCGTCGCTATATTTAGAAATATTAGATATTATTTTTTCTTCGTTATGATTGAATTCATTTAGATATTTTGTATATAAATTATCAATAGTTATATCTTTATTCATTATTATACATTAATAGTTTGTTTTATATATTAACTATCTATTTATACATTATGAATAAAAAAACATTTATTAAAGCATTTATTTTAAATGCGAAGCGTAATGGATGGAAAGTAAAACGCCAAAAAATAAATTGTTATACATTTATTAAATATATAAATAATGAACATTATTCAAATAATTATTTAAATAAATTTATATCTCAAAATTTAATTAAATAGAATTCTATTTTTTTTTTCTTTTACTAATTTATAGAATGGGTGGTGGACTTATGCAATTAGTAGCTTATGGCGCACAAGATGTATATCTTACAGGTAATCCGCAAATTACCTTTTGGAAAGTAACTTATCGTAGACACAGTAACTTTGCCATGGAATCAATTGAACAAACTTTCAACGGACAAGCTGATTTTGGTCGTAGAGTAAACTGTACCATTTCTCGTAATGGTGACCTTGCTTACCGCACTTACCTACAAGTCACTCTACCAGAAATTAACCAAAATCTAAACAATGCTGGCGATGTTTATGCTCGTTGGTTGGATTTCCCAGGTCATCAATTGATTGAACAAGTTGAAGTAGAAATTGGTGGTCAAAGAATCGACAAACACTACGGTGACTGGATGCAAATTTGGTGCCAATTAACTCTAGATAAGAACCAAGAAGCTGGTTACAAAAAAATGGTTGGTCAAACCACCCAGCTCACTTTCATGACTGACCCTTCTTTCGCTGAAGTAGATGGCCCGTGTGACTCTAGCGCACCTAGACAAGTGTGCGCTCCTCGTAATGCTCTACCGGAAACTACTTTATATGTACCTCTACAATTCTGGTTCTGTACCAACCCTGGTCTTGCTCTACCTCTAATTGCTCTTCAATATCACGAAGTGAAGATTAATCTTGACCTAAGAGCGATTGATGAGTGCTTGTGGGCTGTAAGCACTCTTTCGCCTGGTTCGTCTAGTGATGTAAAAGTAACTTCTGCTTACGCCCAATCTCTTGTTTCCGCGTCTCTATATGTGGACTATATCTATCTAGATACCGATGAACGTCGTCGTATGGCACAAAATCCTGCTGAATATCTAATTGAACAGCTACAATTCACTGGGTCGGAATCGGTCGGTTCTTCGTCTAACAAAATTAGACTAAACTTTAACCACCCATGTAAGGAATTAATATGGGTAGTTCAGCCAGATTGTAATGTAGACTATTGCGCGGGCACCCAAGGCGAAACGACTCTATTCAAAGCTCTAGGAGCTCAACCGTTCAATTATACTGACGCTATTGATGCTCTACCAAACTCGATCAAAGCATTCGGGTCGGATTCGGCGGTTGAAGGGTCCAATGCCTTTATTGGTGCGTCGGGACTATTCCAACAAGCGGAAGCACCTGATATTGATACTGCCTCGGCTGGTTGGTCTATGGGTGGCGATGATGGAGCTGATTGGGCTACCAATGGTGGCGTAGTATCTGCGTCGGGTGTTTCGGATGCCGGTACCTTTGTACTAGCTGAAACTTCTCTAGATATGCACTGTTGGGGTGAAAATCCGGTTGTAACCGCCAAACTACAATTGAACGGACAAGACCGCTTCTCGGAGCGCGAAGGTACCTACTTCGACCAAGTTCAACCATTCCAACATCACACTAGATCCCCGGATACTGGTATTAATGTTTACTCGTTCGCTCTACGCCCAGAGGAACAACAGCCTTCGGGAAGTTGTAATTTCAGTCGTATTGATAACGCGACTCTACAACTTGTATTATCCAACGCCACCGTTGAAGGTACTAACACTGCGAAAGTTCGTGTATATGCCAGAAATTACAATGTGTTGAGAATTATGTCTGGTATGGGTGGATTAGCTTACAGCAACTAAGTTTTTAATATTCATATTATATTATATAATATGAATTATATATATGAAACTTAAAGAGATTTTAAAAAAATGATCTGATTTTGGTTCTACTAGTTCACGTGAAAACTTTTTTTCATTTACATTGAAATTTATATTGTTCCGGCAATTTTATTAGGAAATTATACAGATAGACTAGTATAAAAGATAAAAATACGTTTGGGTATAATTATATTATTCTTCAGACATTTATTATAACATTGTATATTATTATAGTTTTCCTTACTGATTTTTCGAGCGAATTTCAACTTACATTATCAGGAACCTATTTTATTGTTTTATATTTCGGTATTCAATCCAATTATATTAAAATGATAAAAGAGTT